GGCGACGTGTTCCGCGTAAGCGGGAGCGTCTTCGAGGAGGTCGTAGTAACCGATCTCTAGGGCTTCTTCTAGCGTTTCGTTGTTGTTCATTGTCTCTCCTTGGGTAGGTTGGTTGCTCATAGGTCAAGTTTAGGGCTAAACCAATCAAAGTGGAAACCAATTCCAGAACGAAAAGTCGGCGAGTCGGTACAATGGAAATACCGGAACTGTGAGTCATCTCTGCCGGTAGTCGGTTCGGCGTTATCGCGGCCGCGTCCATATTCCAAAATAACAAGGAGATCCATTATGAGTGAGTTTATGAAAACTCAGGAGGAACTCCGCGCCAACCTCTTCTCCCAGATGACCGACGTCATCGACGGAGCCGAGAGCGAAGGGCGTGGACTTGACTCCGCCGAGCTGGAAAAGCTCGACCGGATCGAAGGCGACGTGCGTAAAGCTGAAGAGTCAATCTCTCACGCTCGCACCGTAGAGGCCCGACGCGCGGAAGCCGTCGAAGCCGCTCGCGACTTCGTTCCAACCGAATCCAAAGACGAGGGCGACGTATTCCGTTCGCTCGCCAACGGTGAGATCCGTTCGCACGTCTTCAACGCTGAGAAGCGCGCCACTCTGGTTCCCGGAACTAACACCGTCCCGGTGGGCTTCCTCGACCAGGTTTACGGTCTCGCTCGGCAGGTCGGGCCTATGCTCGAGCTTGCGGACGTTATCAACCGTACCTCGGGCGAATCTCTCCGTATCCCAACCTACACAGCGTATTCAACGGCCGCTCAGGTCTCCGCCGGAGGCGCTATCTCCGATAGTGAGCCCACGTTCTCCTCTGTGTTGCTCCAGCCATACAAGCAAGCTTTCATCGTCAAAATTGCGAATGAGCTTCTCGACGACGCCGGCTTCGACATTCAAAGTGTCATCGCCGAGCAAGCTGGCAACGCGATCGGGTATCAGGTGAACAACTTGGCAACCGTCGGAACCGGAACCGTCGAACCCGAAGGTATTGTCGGAGCCGCTGGCTCAGGCGTCACCGCTGGAACGACCAACGCGTTCACCGCCGACGACCTCATTACTCTCGCGTATTCGCTTGACGGTGCGGCTCGTCGTCTCCCCGGAGTTAGCTTTATGTGTAACACCGCGACTCTTGGGTTCATACGGCGTCTCAAGGACGACAACGGGAACTACATTTACAACCCAGTTGTGGGCGGCCCGGACACAATCCTTGGCTACTCCGTCGCAGAAAATCCCGCGATGGCTGACATTGCGACCGGCGTAAAAGCTGTCGTGTTTGGTCATATGCCTTCCTACAAGATCGTGTCGACCGGCCTCGAGGTTGCGACCTCGACGGACGCGTACTTCGCGAACGACCTCACCGCGTACCGCTTCTCTTACCGCTTCGACGGTAAGTTGACTCACGCGGCCCACGTAAAGTACTTGGCTCTGGCCTAAGCACTAGCGCGAAGAGACTCCCCGGCTTGTGGGTGGGCCGGGGAGTTTCTCTCGTTAAGAACGCGGCCCGAATGTTTCACGTGAAACGTTGGAAAATCCGGTAGGGTGGGCCTATGGCAACGGCGAAAAAACTTCGGGGATCTCTAGTCCTCTCGAGCAACTCTCCGGGAGCTCCGACGGGATACGGGGTCCAAGCGGAGGAGCTTGTCAACCGGGCCGTCCGAGACGGTCTCGACGTCGCCGTCTTGTCGAACTACGGTCTCGAAGCTCGGACCGAGATCAAGAAGACCGCTCACGGGAAATACGCGCACTATCCGAAGGGGCTCCGGCCGTATTCGGACGACGTGATCCGTCTTTGGTACGACGACTTCGTCTCGCAACGCGACGGGCCGTCGGCTCTTATGACGTTGTACGACGCGTGGGTTTACAACGATCTTGTGTTCGACGATCCGATCCTCCCTTGGGTTCCGCTCGATCACGTCACTCTGCCGCCGCTTGTCCGGAAGTTCTTGGATCGGGACAACGTAAACCCGATCGCTATGTCGGAACACGGGGAGCGACAGTTGACGGAAGCGGGGATCGACTCGACGTATATCCCTCACGGCGTCAACACTCAAGTCTTCAAGCCGACGAAGAAGATGTTCGGCCGACCAACTCGAGAGTATATGGAGATCCCGGACGACGGGTTCCTCGTGTCAATCGTTGCCGCGAATAAGGCGAACAAGATCCTCCATCGTAAAGCCATAGCGGAGCAGATCCTCGCGTTCGCGACGTTCCGGCGGAAGTTCCCGAACTCGTACTTGTACCTCCACTCCGAACCGTCTCGATCGTACGGCGGGTTCGATCTTCCGACAATTCTCAAAGCTGTGGGCCTTGACGAGAGTTGTGTTCGTATCGCCGATCGGGATCGTCTCCGCGTTGGCTATTCTCAAAACGAGCTCGCCGCGTTGTATTCGACGTCCGACGTTCTATTGAACGCGACTTACGGGGAAGGGTTCGGAGTGCCGACGGTTGAGGCTCAAGCTTGCGGTACAAGAGTGATCACTTCTTCTTGGAGCGCTTCGGGAGATCTCGCCGGGCCGGACTCTTGGCTTGTCGAGGGTCAACCCTGGTGGGACGATCCACAGTCCGCGTTCTTTCAAGTGCCGATGATCCCGTCGATCATTGGAGCGTTGGAGCAAGCGCACGAAGCTCCTCGAGGGACGAGCGAGGCGTCGATCGAGTTCGCGAAGGCGTTCGACTTCGAGGCGATATGGCAGACCAAGTGGATACCGTATCTTCGGGAACGGTTCTCGGCGTGAAGCTTGAGGATCTCCAAGGTCGACACGCCGGGGAGACGATCTACGTTCTCGGATCCGGCGCGAGTCTTGGGTTCGTCGATTCCCGCTTCTTCTCGGACAAGACGGTTGTGTCTGTCAACTTCTCCGCGTCAACGCTCGGGGTGTCTGATTACTATCTCTTCACCCACTACCACTACGTTGTGGAGGATCTTCGGGAGGACTTCCGCGCGGCCGTCACCCATCGCTTGTGTTCGACGCGTTGGTCCGGAGAGCAATTCCCCGGCCGAGGAGAGAATCCCTTCCCGGAGTCGATCGGGCTGAACGTTGTCGTGAACGATCCTCCGAGCGCGACTCCTCCCGGATCGGGCTTTGATCCTTGGGGGACCGCGAAACGCGACCGGCTGGTTTTTGGATCTTCAAGCGTTCACGGTGCTATACAACTAGCGGCGGAGATGGGGGCTTCGTGGATTGTTCTCGTTGGAGCGGATTGTGGAACGATCGACGGGGAGAATCGAATCGCCGGGTACCCAACCGTCGGACACGATCCTTGGGTTCTGTACGACCGGGATCTTGTCGCGATGAAGAGCTGGATCTCTTCCGCGTATAGCGCCGGAGTCTATTCGTTGAACCCGTTCGTGAACTTCAATCTCGAGGGACACAACTTCCGAGGAGTGAACGGTGATACCTAATCTAATTGTGCCGGTGTTGAACCGATACGACCTGTTACAGAGAGCTCTCTCTTCGGTCGACTTCGACGTGCGCTCTCTGCTAATTATTGACAACGGCCAAGGACCGGAAGAAGAGCTCTCGCTCAACGACTCGTTCTCGGAAGTCACGTATCTGCCTCTCCCGTCGAACCTTGGAGTCTCGGCCTCTTGGAATCTTGGCGTGAAGCTATTCCCTCACGACAAGTCGTGGACCTTCTTGTCGAACGACGCCGTCTTCACTCCCGGATCTCTCGCCGAGTTCGCGGAGGTCCAAGCCGACGAAGTTCTTGTGTCGGCAAACTTCCCGCACTGGCAAGCGTTCGCGGTCGGGGAGGACGTCGTCCGTACGGTCGGTCTCTGGTCTGAAGACTTCTATCCGGCTTACTTTGAGGACAACGACTTCACTCGCCGACTTGAGAGTCACGGGTTCGAGATCCGGAGGATCGAGTCGGAAGTTCAACACGACAACTCTTCGACGATCCGCTCTTCGGAAGACTTCCGGGACAAGAACGCCATCTCTTACGAGAACAATCGGAAGCGCTTCGCCGAGAAGGTCGCGGCGGGAGATCTCTCGGCCGGACCTTGGAGTCTTGACGTGAGACGGGCGAACGATTGGACGAAGCGCCTCGAGTCCTAACGGGTAGAATGGACGTGGAGGCTTTCAATGGCAATTACTAACGGGTACGCGACGCTTGCCGAAGTTAAGGCGGCGCTCAGAATTACAGACACGGTGGACGACGATCTCCTCGAGACTTCAATCGAAGCGGCTTCTCGAGAGATTGACGGAATGGCGGAGCGGGTGTTCTACAACGCTGGGACCGCGACGCGTGTCTACCTTCCGGACGACTCTTACGTCGTGTCGATCGACGATCTTCAATCGATCGTACACTTGAAGACGTCCTCGACCGGCGAAACGTTCGATACGACTTGGGCGACGACCGATTACCAGCTTGAACCGTTGAACGGGATCGTGTCGGGGTTGAGTCAACCCTTCACGAGGATCCGCGCCATTGGACGCTATCTCTTCCCGTTGTGGGATCCGCGAAACGTCAACGCGCACGAAGCGACGATCGAGGTTCGAGGAGTCTTCGGTTACGCGACGATCCCGGCCGCGATCAACCAAGCCACCATCATCTTGTCGATACGACAGTTCAAAAGATACGACGCTCCTCTTGGCGTGGCGGGCTTCGGCGACGTGGGCGCAATCCGCGTGGGTCGTTACGATCCGGACGTTGAGGCGCTCGTGAGTCCTTACAAGAAGGTGAGAATGGCGTGAGTATCCAAGATATTCGGGAGGGGATTGTCTCGAATCTCTCCTCGATCTCTGGACTCCGAACGTCGGTCGATATTCCGGACAACCCGTCCCCGCCGATCGCGTTCGTCGGGCTCGAGTCCGTCCAATACGATCAATCCTTCCAGCGCGGCCTTACCGAGTATAACTTCACCGTCACCGTTCTCGTTGGTCGAGTCTCGGAGCGTTCGGCCCAACGCAAACTCGACGAGTATATCTCTAACGACTCCCGATCGATCAAGCTGGCGATCGAAGCGGACAAGACTCTCGGAGGATACTCCTACGACGTTCGGGTGTCCGAATTGCGGAACGTCGGTACGGTATCATTGGAGCAGGTAATCTACCTGGCCGCCGACTTCGCGGTCACAGTATTCGCAGACTAAGGAGACAAAGTGGCAAAGTTCGTAGCTACTGACTATTCAATCACGGTGGGAGGGTCTGACTTCTCGACCAGCCTAGCCGCTGTAACGCTTGACGTATCCGCCGACGAGCAAGAGACCACAGCGTTCGGCGACACCTTCCGATCTCGTATCGGTGGGCTCAAAGACGGATCCGTCTCTCTCGACTTCCACCAGGACTTCGGAGCGGCGAGCGTTGACGCGACCGTGTGGCCGTTACTTGGCGGGACCGCCGAGATCGTTATCAAGCCAACCTCCGGCTCGATCAGCGCGACGAACCCGACCTATACGTTTACGGCTCTCGTCACCCAGTACCAGCCATTCGCGTCGAACGTGGGCGACTTGGCCACTCTTAGCGTCACGTGGCCTGTCACGGGAGCGGTTGCTCGCGCCACAGCCTAACTTGTGATACCGTCGGGGTATGAACTTCAATCTCTTAGTGAAATACCTCGACGGATCCGACAAGGCGGTAGAGGGTAAAGCCTCCGACGTTGTCGCTTTCGAGGCGCGCTTCGATATGTCGATCGTGGACCTCGAGAAGAATCTTCGCTTGACTCATCTCTTCTTTTTAGCTTGGCACACGGAGAAGCGGACCGGCTCGACGAAACTCGAGTTCGAGAAGTGGCTCGACACGGTCGACACAGTCGAGGCGGCCAACCCAAAAGTCTAACGGGGTTAGGCGAAAACTCCGTCCATTGGAGTCTTGCCACCCTCGCCGTTGAGACGGGGATCTCTCCTCGAGAGTTGGCGGAGCTCGAGCCGCGAATGTTGTGGACACTTCAACGAGCTGTGGTCGCGAAAGCGAATCGAGGGCGTGGTCGTCGGTAGAATGGATACGGAGGCTTCTCTTGGTATTCAAACCGACAATGGATTACGACAAGTTGACGACGGTCGTGCGCGAGATGAAGAAGTTCGACAACAAACTTAAGCTCCAACTTCAAAAGGAGCTCCGGACGCGTCTCGGCGGGGTCGCCAAGCAGATGGACCGGGAGGTCGCGTCGATCAATCCGTTACCGCCGTTGTCCGGCTTCGAGAATCCAGCTCGCGGGGATATGTTGGATTGGAATCCTATACAGACTAAAATCCTCTCCCGGCTCTCAGCCGGTAAAGGGAAAGCGATCCTCCTCGTCCACTTTGAGGGTTCTCCCAATTCGCGAATGTTTCAGATCTCGGAGTTCGCCGGATCGCGGAACAACTATACGACTCCTCAAGGCCGCGCGATGATCGAGCAACTCGAGGGCCGATTCAAACTCGTCCAGGGTAAGGGAGGACGCTTCGGCTTCCGGGCCTTCTTGAACGCACAGCCGGAGCTTATTCGGCAAGCTGAAAACGTCATCAACGAATACATCACTCGTTTCAATCTAACGCGGAGGACGTAATGGCTAAGCCGGTCAATATCCCGATCACTTACAAGTCGGATCCGCGAGGGTTGAACAAGGGCGCGGGAGCGCTTTCAAAGTTCGCGGCGGTTGGAGCGGCGGCGGCGGCGGCTGTGGTCGCGGCGTTCGCGGGAGCGGCGGCCGCTTCGGTGCGAATGGCTTCGGAGTTCGAGGACTCGTTCGCGAAGATCGAGGGACTCGTTGGTGTAGCTAAGGATCAGCTCGGAGAGTTGTCCGACGCGGCCCTCGAGCTCGGCCCGAAGTTCGGGAAGTCGGCCGGGGAAGCCGCCGACGCTCTCTTCTTTATCACGTCCGCTGGTCTTAGGGGAGCGGACGCCGTTACGGTCCTTGAGGCGTCTCTGAAGGGCGCGGCGATTGGTCTCGGAGACACGAAGACGATCGCGGATCTCGCAACGTCGGCGGTGAACGCTTACGGGGCTTCACAACTTGACGGCGCTCAAGCTGTCGACGTGTTGACGGAAGCGGTTCGTGAAGGAAAGCTCGAGCCGGCGGAACTCGCTTCGGCGATGGGCCAAGTGTTGCCTCTTGCTTCGGCGCTTGGCGTCCAGTTCGACGAGGTCGGAGCGGCTATGGCCGCTATGTCCCGGACAGGTACGGACGCGTCGACGGCGGCGACTCAGCTTCGGCAGATTATGGCAAGCCTCACGAAGCCGACGGCCGACGCTGAGAAGGCGCTCGGCGAGATGGGAATGTCTTCGGCGGGGTTGCGGGAACAGATCAAAGACGAGGGTCTTCTCTCCGTCTTGGAGTCTTTGACGGGAGCGTTCGACGGGAACGTGGAGGCGACGGCGTCGGTGTTCGGCAACATTCGAGCGTTGTCTGGCGTTCTTGACTTGATGGGTCCGGCGGCGGACGACACTCGCGCGATCTTTGGCCGAATGACGGACGGCGTCGGCGTTCTGGACGAAGCTTTCAAAGCGACGGAGGAGACTCTCTCCTTCCAGTTCAATCAGTCGATGGAGGAGGCGAAGACCGCCGTCCTCGAGTTGGGGACGTCTCTCCTTCCGGTTGCGAAGGAGATCGTCGACGGCTTCGGTCCGGTGATCGAGGTTCTTGGTCCCGTGCTACAAGACGCCTTCGAGAATCTTGGTCCAGCGGTCGGAGAGTTCGCTCAAGCTTTCGCCGACACTTTGGTTGTCGCGTCCCCGTTGTTCGCCGTCCTGGGGGATCTCCTCGCGGTCCTCTTTGAAATGGCGGCCGACCTTCTCCCCGTTCTGAACCCGCTAATCGAGGCGCTCATCTCCATCTTTGAGGTTGTCGTCGAAGCTGTCGCTCCGTTCTTGGTCCAGCTCATCGATATGTTAGCGCCTATTTTGGGCGACATTGCGGAGCTCGTGAAAGTCCTCGTCGAGGCTATACTCCCCGTCTTCGTGTCGCTCTTTGAGGCGTTGGCTCCGGTCGTTCTTCAAGTGGTCGAAGCGTTGCTCCCGCTTCTTGAAATCCTTCTCCCCGGACTAACAATGTGGATCGAGTCTTTCGTCGCTCCCGCTCTTCAATTCTTCGCCGAAATGTTGGGCACTTTGATTACCGCGCTCGGGCAACTCACGGCGGCCGGGTTGCTTCCAAGTCTGGAATCGTTCGGGCTCTTTGAAGGAGGTATCCGGACGTCAATGCGTAACGTGCGTCAAATTGTCGCCGACACTATGAACGGTATGATCGACTTCCTCGAGAAGGGAGTGAACGAGATGATCGCCTCGATCAATAGCCTGCTTGAGAGAGCGCGGACTCTTCCCGGACTAGCGGGCTCGATCGCTCGAAAGATAAACAACTTACCACCCATCGAGCTTAAGCGGATTGAAGTTCCGGGTCTCTTCGACGATATGACGTTCTCGGCGGTCGACACGACGGGTCTTCGAGACGTCGCCGATCGGTTCTTGGAGTTCAAGCCGGGCGAGTCGTCAACCGACGAAGCGAATCGTCGAGTGAACGCGTTACGCTCGAACCAAGCTTTCAACCAAGAACAAGCGGCCCGAACGCTCGCGGAACGGTTCGGTATGCCTAAGCTTGCCGAGGGAGGTATTGTCCGTAGTCCGATTGTGGGAATGATTGGGGAGGCAGGTCCGGAAGCTGTGATCCCGTTGAACAAGGCCGGAAGCTTAGGGTCCACGATCAACATCACGGTGAACGCGGGAATGGGGACGAACGGTTCTCGGGTTGGTGAAGAGATTGTCTCCGCCATCAAGAAGTACGAACGGTCTTCCGGTCCTGTGTTCGCGAGGGCGTAATGGCGACCGTTGTCGAACTCTCAACCGTTGAAGGCTTCATTCTGGACGATCCGATCGGGGGCGTTCTGGACAACGTTGTGTACACTCTTGGCGGGAACTCGTTCGCCGATATTACTTCGAGTATGATCTCTGCCTCGATCAACCGGGGGAAGAATCGAGATCTCGATCGGTATTCCGCCGGAGTGTTGTCGCTTATCCTAAACAATGAGGACCGAAAGTTCGATCCGCTTTACACGGCGGGCTCGCTTTACGGACAACTCGTCCCGCGCCGGGAGATCCGAGTTACAACCGACGGGGAGCGGATCTTCACGGGAACGGTCGACGATTACAATCTCGATTACGTTCCGAGACCTAGCTCGAAAGCGGAGATCGTGGCGTCGGACGATCTCTCTTTCTTGGCTCGACAGATAGTATCGAGCTTCAATCCACCCTCACAAGTCTCAGGGGCTCGCGTAACGGCCGTTCTTGACGATCCCGACGTCTCGTGGCCGGCCGACCGTCGGAGCGTCGACGCCGGCGAAGCCGCTCTCGGGACCGCGATCTTCTCCGGGAACGCTCTCGAGTATCTCCAAAAGGTCGACGCGTCGGAACAGGGAGCGCTCTTCGTCGGCAAGACCGGAGACCTAGTCTTCCGCGATCGTCTCGACTTTACGCCGACTTCGTCCTCCGTCGTCGAGTTCGCGGACGACGGGACGGGGATCCCGTACCAGCGGGTCCAAGTGAACTACGGGATCGAACTTCTTTACAACAATGTCGAGGTGACGTCTCCGGCCGGATCGTCGGTCGCTAATAACGGACGGTCGAGGACCGCTTACGGCGTGTCGTCTTTAGATCTCGAAACGTTGGTCGACTCTCAAGCTCAACTCGACAATCTGTCGGACTTCTTGGTGTCGAAGTTTGCGGATCCCGAGTACCGGATCGCGGGGTTCTCGATCAACTTGGACTCGTTGTCGGCCGGTCAAAAGAGTGCGGCGCTTGGTCTCGAGCTGGGAGACGTAGTCCGGATCTCGTTCACTCCGAACTCGATCGGCGATCCTATTCTTCAGTATGGGCAGGTAATCCGGATCGATAACGAGATCGAGCAGACTCGCCACGATCTTATCCTTGGACTCGCTTCCGTCGATTGGACGTTCTTCGTCCTCGACGACGCTATCTTCGGTACAATGGACAGTAACAACGCGCTCGCGTTCTAAGGAGAAGGTATGGCCGGGGCTGGGTTCAAAGACTTCCAAGCTGGTGAGGTTCTCACCGCTGTGGACGTCGACACTTACTTGATGGCTCAATCGGTTATGGTGTTCGCGTCGTCGAGCGCTCGCACTTCGGCGATCGGGACTCCGACCGAGGGAATGTTCTCGTTCTTGAAGGATACGGACGCGCTAGAATACTATACGGGAGCGTCGTGGGTTGCCTTCACAACGGGCGGCGGCGGCTTCGAGACTAACTTCTTACTAATGGGGGCATAAGTGGCTACGAATTACAAGACGCTCGGACAACTCGATCTCACGAGTGCGACGTTGACAACTCTTTACACTTGTCCGGCTTCGACCGAGACAGTCGTCTCCACAATCGTTGTCGCCAATCGCGCGGCTTCGGCTGACACGTTCCGGCTCGCTATGCGGGTCGACGGGGACGCAATCTCCGATAAGCACTACTTAGCTTACGACGTACCGGTGGCGGCCAACGACTCTACGACTTTGACTCTTGGGTTCACTATGGCGGCGACGGACGTTCTTTCGGTGGCGGCCGCTGGGACGGCTTCGACTTTGAGCTTGAACGCTTTCGGTGCTGAAGTAACCGTCTAGGGGGGCTTGTTGTGGCTGTAACAAGTATGGCAAACAGTTCCATAAGGGACTT